TCCTATGCTGCCCGTCGGTCCTGTGTTTCCTACTTCACCCTTCTGACCTTTAGCGCCATTAGAGCCATTTGAACCTGATGGACCTGTGGCTCCGACTTCGCCTTTTTGGCCTTTAGCTCCTGTCGATCCAGTAGGACCAGTGCTACCCGTAGGTCCAGTATTGCCGATTTCGCCTTTCTGGCCTTTTGCTCCAGTTGGGCCTGTCGGGCCTGTTTGGCCTGTAGCGCCAATTTCGCCCTTCTGGCCTTTAGCTCCGTTAGAACCTGCCGCGCCGACTTCACCCTTTTGCCCCTTAGAACCCTGCGGCCCTGTAGGACCCGTTGATCCCTGCGGCCCTTGGAGCGCAACATTCGCAACGGTTTGCTTTTCCCATGCGCTCGCGCTTACATCATAGATTGGTATGAGATCCGTAGATGATGCGTCAGTTCCCGTAGAGAAGGCCGTGAGTGCGGTCTTTACGTTTGCCGCATCCGTTACATCCGCGCTTGCTTCAATGCCGTCTAGCTTCGTGCCATCCGCTGCAACATCACGACCGTCAACGGTTCCGCTTGCCGCAATATTTCCTGTTACACTGATGCCTGTGCTGGTGGTGGCGAGTTTGGTTGCATTGTTGTATCTAAGCTCAACCTCACCATTTGCAATAAATTGTGCTGTAACTTCATCTGTTGCAGAATTGTAAAACTGAACACGATCAGAGGCCGCAATTCTTAAATTGCCAGTGCCTTGGTCACTAATGTAACTATTCGACCCATCATGATAAATCTGTAGGTCAGAACCATTACCAAGGTTAATCTTTTTATTGTCTGGTATATTTAAATTACCGCTTGCATCAGCAATGAAAGCTTTAGAGGCGGGTTCTGAAACGAAGATATTCTTTGATCCCGCCCCCCAATTTACAGCATTTCCAGAATTAGTTGACGCTATGATAGTTGTTCGCGCTAGTGTCGGCCCCGTTGTTGAGTAGGTTCCGATGCCAATCTCAAAATCACTATCATCTGTGCAGACGTAATAGGTTGTGTTTCCATTCCCTATAGCTGCAAAGGTTTGGAACCCATTTACCGCCCCCGCAAGCGCATAATCGCTTGTGCTGGTTGTGGTTGTGGTTTCCTTGACGCGATCCGCAAATACTAAAGCCATAGCAGCCCCCTAATTGAAATTACTTATGCAGGGTCTGGGATACCTATGTCAAAAGTCGCAAGGGTAAATGTGTTTCCAGATGTAACAGCCTGAGAAGCCGTAAGAGCGCCCGTAGCAAGCAAACGACTATTGTTGGTATCTACAAGCGCATAATGCGTTGCCGTGCCTGTCGCGGTTACTGAGCCGTCTGTAATAGATGCCACCGCAACCTTACGCCCGCCACCGCTTCGATCCGCAGGTGCGCCGATTGAAAGGCTGGTTGAATTTCCTAGCGCAAAGGTAGAATTTGCCTCTGCATAGGTTGAAGCTTCCTGTGAGGTAACAAGAACTTTATTTGCTTCGGTGTCTAAAGTCGTAAGGCCATTATCAAAGACCCTGTTGTTTAAAGTAGCCATATCATAAGTCTCCTTTTTGGCGATACTGGGAACGTATCATATAAAGCGTTTTACATCAATCAGGCTTTGAGGGCCAAGAAATGCTAGTTGGAAATCCAGATTGCTCGGGAACATTCAAAAGGTCTATTCGATATTGCGTCCATTCTGCTTGCTTTTCAGACGTCAATTCTGTCCACCTGAGATTGTTTGAGGCTATGGGATCTACCTCAGAAACAAGCTTTCCATTTCTTTCCACCCTTGCGCGATCTGAAAGAACACTTACTTTTCTATCTGCATTTTCGACCCATGCACCATCAACGTAATCGTAATATTCTTCTGGCCTTACCTCAACCTCAATAGCACCCTCTGGCCTTGGATGATTTTCTAAAAACTTTTCTGACGGGATAGATATTTCAACAAAATAAGACCCATCACTTTGTACAAAAAAAGATTTCATCTTATTACCTCAATTCAGCCCATATATAAGGTGTACCACCTGTTACATAATACCAACCTCCGACTGGCACTATTGCCCCAGCGTAAGAGTTAAACGCCCCTGATGTACCAGTACCGCCCACTTGAACCCCGCCCGTTGTTCCAGTCGGCGTTGTCGATTGAGAGTTCCAAACCCAAAATGCGCCAGTTCCACTAGATGTTTCACCTACATTTACTAAAATGGGCTTTTCTGTTGTGTTTCTATAATGAACTGATGAAGATCTTCCAGAAGGGAAATCTGTCCATGTCTGGCCTATACCAATCGGAGAATTTGGACTTAGATAAACCTGCTCAAGGCTTGAGGTTTGAATTTGATAGGTAGCAAAGCCAGCACCGCCATCACCCCCAGATGCGCTAAACCTTGCGCTTGCTCCCCCAGAACCACCGCTCCCTAAAGTTATTGTCAAACGAACATCTGTATATCCATCTAGCTCAATAAAATCAGTAGCGTTGGTTCCCGCGCTACCGCCAGAACCGCCAACAGTTGAGCTTGTAAATGTTGCAGGCTGTCTACCCCCCGCGCCGCCGCCGCCAGAACCTTGAGAACCATTACCACCACTCCCAAAGCTTGCATTTGCGGCTGTACCACCAGATGCAAAGTTGCTATTTACACCCGCTTGACCGTACCAAGAATAGGTTGAAGTCGCACCAGCACCGCCTAATGCGGTAACTGATACAATAGTAGAAGTAGCCGCGCCTAAATATGAACCCGTTAGAGTGTAAACAGTATTGCTGCCATTAGATCCATTTGCTCCACCTTCTGCACCCTTGCCACCACCGCCGCCGCCTACCGCTGAAATTGATAGTGCTGTTACTGGCAGCGATGTATTAGATGGAAGCTTGCCGTTGCTATCACTTATTTGAACATTTGAAATGTTGCTTGCAACACTTACTGCAGATTGCAGCGATCCCGTACCAGACATAATCGTCGGGTTTATAAGCTTCGTTTCATTTATGTCAAAAAGAATGCCATGCTCTGTTGCGGTTCCTGAATTGGCTCCCGTTGCAAGTGCAAATTCACTTGTACCCGCTGGGTTCCCAATCCACAATCCATCTGCGGTATCGGCGTAGTTGTCTTTTCCTATTTTCCAGCCGCCGCCATCAAGATAATTAATATTATGAGCAATGGTTAATTGTTCAGCAGTGATTGAAATAGCGTCTTGGTGATTAACTATAGCTTCCGCTGCAATAACAAGAGGCGAGAAAATAGCGGGATTTTCAAACGTAGCTGCATTATCACTCCAATCTTGATCAGCATAAACCCACTTTCTTGCGCTGAATTGCGTAGGAGCGCGACCCGCTGCGTATTCTGTATCGGCGCTATTCACGAACCTTGCCCAAATGACTGCATTATCTGGGATGTCGCTCATTGCAGAAAGTAATGGATTTGCGGCCAAGAAAGCAGTGTTTAATGCGGCTTGGACTGTAGAGGTGTTATCTCTTGGATCAATATTTTCTACAATAATATCCGACCCGTTTAGCGTAACTATAAGACCGCTTTGCCCTTGTGCACCCTTTTTGCCTACGCCAATCCTATACCATTGAGAAAGCACATCAATATTACCCTCGGAAGATTGCAAAGTGCCTTCCATAAAGTAATAACCGCCTGATGTAGAAAAACCTCCCGCTACTCCAGATGGAGTATACCAACCCCAATTTTGATCATTTTCGTAGATTAAAATTCCGCTGCCGCCTGTGCTTACAGCTTGCGTTAGATCAGTGTCTAAATTTATTAGGCTTGAGAGATCACTAGCGAGTGCGCGGCCATCTTCGTCCAATCTGATATAAATAGTTGAGGGGAATGGTCCATCGCTTGCTTGGGTATCTGGATCTGACGCAGAAACACCAAAATATATTCTGCCATTTTGGTTTGGGGTGGTATCGCTTGTAGAGTTATAATAAGCATTCGATGTCATTACTGGGACACCTGTTAATCCCTGCACATCAGCCGCAACCGTTCCGCTTCCCGCTGGGGATAGCTTAGCGGCTATTTCTTGGGGTGTAGTCGTAGGAGGGTTTCCAGAAAAATCTTTCGCAAGAAGCTTATAATAATGAGTTGTGTTCTGCGTAAGCCCACTATGAACAAGGCTAGTACCCGCAGATGTTCCAATTAAAGAATATGTGCCGCTGCTTGAAGTGCTATGGTAAACTTCCATAGAAGCGAAATCAGACGGGAAGCTGTATCCCTGCCATGAAACCTCTAATTGCTTTACGCCCGCCGTTACGGTTGGGGCGCTTGGGGTTGGGGGTGCGGTTGTATCCGTTACCGCCGTTGCATTGATTGTTGCATACGCCCCAGAGTTATCGTTGACTGTAATGGCCCTGACGCGGAAATTGTAGGTTGCGCCAGCCGTGAGCGGTTCGATCTCTATGGCGTTATTTGGCGCAATCGTTGAGGAATAATTTGAAAGACTGCTCGGCTTCCACTGCACTTCATAGTGTCTAATCTGAGCGTTTGAAACTGCGTTCCACGAAAGGATCACCCGCGACATTGCGGTTCCATCTGTCTGCAATGTTGAGGCAAGGGTAGCTGCCAAACCTGATATTGCCAGCCCAGAAGTGTTATCACCAAGGCTTGTGTTATTATGCGTAATGGCTTGATATTCATCCGCGCTCACTGACCATTGATAAACGGTAGGTGAGGTTTCTTGTAGGTTCAAACTCACAGAAGGATTAGAGCCATCAAGGCCGCTCATCTTCCAACCCATTACCTTGAACTGCTTTCCTTGCTGTTGGGTTGGGTCTGTTTCTTCTGGATCTTCTATCCAGCCATATCTTTTTAACCTTAATTCTATTGTATCTCCCACTTGAACAGAAAAAGCTTTCTCAAGTGTAAATGTCGCTGTAACAGATATTTGCTCGCGGCCAACAAAAAGAACCTGTTTCGCAAGACGCTGCGCCGTTGCACTGTTAGTTGTTAATGGAAGCGTAAGGTCAAGCACACTTTCTTGACCATTATCTTCTGAAAGACTTGGGATTTGCTGTTGTGGGTAATCTGTAGGGATATATCTTCCACTAGCCGACCCATCTATAAATGTTCCCTTAACTGTGTTTACCGTATCACGCCGTGAGAAGCGCGTGGAGACGCCGATGTCACTGATAATATCGTCATACCCAAAAGCGTTTGCCCCACTTACAGATGCGTCTGGTGAAGTGTACGCGCCAGCTAAAAGCCGCCACTTACCTTGACCATAAAATAAGGTTCCGTTCAGCGTTGTCATAAACGCATTTAAATTCTGTTGCGGGGTTCCCCCAGTTGTAACGGTTCCATTTATCTTGAAAGAGTTTTCCTCAACGCCAGATGTACCCGTTGAGGCGCAAGCTGCGATCGCTGTTGCGATCATATCATCGTCAATAGATGTTTGCTCTGCACCAACGCCAAAATCAGAAGTAAGATAATCCCTAATAGCAAGCGCTGGTTCGTCAGAATATTGCCATGTGGTGGGGTCATTGGTTCTGTGGGTGCTAACCCCTAGAGAATTATCGTAAGCGCTACTGGTGCTGTCTTTTCTTGGGTCATAGACCTTTTTGCCGCGAACCTTTGCGGTTATCAGTGGAGTGCCGCCTGAGAAAGTATCGGCGTCATATTCCATCCTTATATAAAGGCAAGCAATCCCCTGCCCTTTAAACGTGCTGTTTATATCCGTGGGCTTGTGGGTCAGGCTTTGAAGATCGCTATAAACATTCTGAGTTGGGGAGCCTGTAAATTTCTTAATATAAATTTTTTGGTTCCAGTTTGTTCCACCCGCGCCAGTGGTCACATAACCCTCTGAACCAGAGGCGAAACTGACGATTTCATCTTGTATATAAATATCACCGATACTGTCGACTTCATGCCCAGCTAAAATTAAAAATCTGTGCAAATATTTATTGTCAGAACTTACTTCTGCATATGTGATTAAGCCGCCTTTTCTGGTTTCTCCATAAACAAGGTCAAAATCCCCCACTGGATCAATCTGGTTTGTTAGCCCCCTAGAAGCCCCGCCTTGATTTAAACCTTTCAGTTTATCATCAAGGGCCGCGCTAAGGGCAACGGCGCTGACAGTTGCGACAACGGCAACCCCTACCGCGTAAGTGACCGCTGCGCTTGCCGTGACACCCGCTGCACTAAGAACAATCGCACCTACTACCGCCATCAGTTCAACCTTTTAGAAAAATTGTTTTCGATATGAGTATAACCCATTCTATCAAGGAGCGCATCAAATGGTTTGTGGATCTTCGTATTCACAATCAAAACAGAAACGCCATCTTCTTTAAGGAATTTCTCAGCCACCTTCAAAAGCTTCATCCCCGCTAAACCCTTTCGATATTCTGGGTGCAAAAACAAAACATCATTATAAGCAAAAATATGGTCTTTGTAGTGCATTGATCTTTGTGCAAGAACCACAAAATACCCAACTAAAACCCCATCATCACGGGCAGTAAATACCTTTAAAATACCCTGCGCTTCTGCCGCTTCGTATTGATCCCAATCAGGATTGAGTTTGATTTCGTCTTGATTGAGCGCAATTTGCTCCCAGTGAAGCTGAATGAGAGCTTGGATCTCAATATAAACAGAAGATAAAAATTCCTGTTGGTATTTCATTCAACACCTTTGCCCCAATCTATTTTCTTGTCCTGCAAATCTTCAACAAAAGAAAAAAACGTATCACCAGAATAAAGGTTTGAATGACTTTCTTGAGTGTATCTAAATGGCCTTGTTCGCTGCAAATCAATAAGCTTGCTTTCAAGCTTGGCTTGGATCGTAGATGTTTCTGGGCCATCTTGGATTAAAAGCTGATCCATATAGCCCTCAAACATATTAGTCAGGTTCGCGTTTCCCTGCACCCCAAAATAAACATACGCTGAGCGCCCGTGATATTCGTGATCAAGCGCCGCAGTTACTATTGAGGTAGGGATACCTGATAAGGTCAAACTGATGCCTGTGGCCTTTAAATCAGCTACCTCCTCAAGACCCGATATTTGCAACAATTCTCCAGTTCCAAAATAGGTTTGACTGTTGAGGGTTGTGGTTCCCACCCCCGTCCAAAACCGAAGGGGCGCGGCGGCGCTTGTGCTTGGATTGTAGAAGTTCAACTCAATCGCATAGAAAAGCTTTACCTCTGGTTGAAGCAAAGCTGTCTTGATTGTCGAATTA